GATGTCACCCTTGACCGGGTCGGCGATGACCGAGCCGAGGGCGCTCTGGTATCGGAAGTACGGGATCTTGTAGACCGTGCCGTGGGGCGTCGAGCTGCCGCTCCTCCCGTCCACCATATTCACCAGCGGCTGGACGTCGACGAAGCCGATCGGGCCGATCGTGCCCGCCGCGATGTCGTTACCGCTCGCGTCGTACGGCGCGCGGACCACCCGGCAGGGGTGCGCGGTGCGCACCCCGGCGAGCGCCTGTTGGATGTGGAAGTCGCGAGCGTTGTACTCGTGGATTGCGGAGGCCGCATCCTGGGCCCCCTGCCACGTGAAGCTATCGGCGTCGCTCATAAAATAGTGCGCTCCTCGAACTCGGTACGCTCCAGCTTATCGGCTCGCTCTGGGGTTTCGGTACTCTCATTAGTTGCGGCTCGCTCGGGCGCGCACGGTACTCTCATTAGTTGCGGCTCCTATATTATACCGTAGACCCATTCGGGCTCATGGAGGGGGACTCCCCATGATGATCGTCTCCCAGGGGCCGCCGGGGGTCTGGGACGCCAGCTCGTGGGTCACCAGCGTGATGGTCAACTTGGCGTTGTTGGCCGCCCTGAGCTCGCTCTGGACGGTCACCGTGGTGCCCGGGGACACGGCCAGGGTCGGGTTGAACAGGGATCGGACTATAATCTGCCTGGCCTGGAACATCGGGTAGTTGATCATGCCGGTAGCGGGTCCTACGATCACCGACGCGGCCGGGGCAGTCTTAGAATCCTTCGGCCATATAATCAGCTGCTTGTTGATGCTGTCGAGGAACGCGAAGCAGTCGGCCGCCCGGACGGCGGCCTGGATCTGCTGCCACGTCGTTCCCCAGAAGTATGGGGATGCTAGCACGGCGGTCACGCCGTTGTCCTTGAGCGAGTAGCCGGCCTGCCCCGCCAGGGTCTTGAGTACCTGCGTGGCGGGCACCGACCCGGGATAGCTGGACGGAGCGACTGGCTTGAGCTGGATGGGAGTGCCCGGGGTCGCGTAGACGTAGAAGTGCCTATCGTCGGCTCCGCCATCGAGCTTGGGATATGCCTCGATGATGATCCCGTCGAATACGGTCGTCATCCCCGACTGGTCGTCGCCGGCCCTGACCTGGACCGAGTTCTGGCGCCCCTGGTACAGGAGGCCGGCGTAGGATAGCTGGTTCATGTGATCCAGCGTCATGCCGAAGATCCGCAGCACCGCGGCCGATGCCATGTGGGGCGAGGTCACGTTCTCCAGGTGGGCGTGGACTCTCAGGCCGGTGATGGTGAGCTGGTCCTGCCCCGCGGCGCCGAAGTTGCCCGTCCCGAGCTGGAACGTGAGGTCAATTTTTCTAACCGCGTATGGTGCCTGGAGCGAGGCGACGGCCGGCGAGGGGGCCGGGGCGGTAACCGACACGTCCGGCAGGGTAATTGCGGCCATCAGTCCTAGACAGAGTATCCCGGTTTATACGATCCTACTGGCCAGTACGTCAAGAGGAACCTGCTCCCCATTCCTGGTATTCTCCCGGCCACGGCGGGCGGGGCGCGGTCCCCGTCGGACAGCGGGAATGACGCGAGCTGAGTCGCGTTGCGCAGTACGAGTGGGGGCAGGACCGGGGGAACTCCCTGGGGGTCCTCCATCGCTCCGCTGGTGTCGTACACCGCGAGGTCGCCGAGGAAGCCGAGGTAGACGTCGCGGACGATCAGCGTTCCGTGCCTGACGATGACGCCGCCGACGACGAGATTGGCCCCGCTTCCGGTGTAGACGTCGACGAACACGGGGTTCGCGTTCTCGTACCGCGGGTTGGGGTCGGTGGCAATCTCCTCCGGATCGAGGGCCGGAACATTGATGCTCTTGGTGAAGAGCCTGATCAGGCACGCCTGTCCCGCGAGCGTGATCGTAATCAGCTGCGCCGGCGACTCGGTGGTCGGCACGACCAGGAAGGGGAGCGCCGCGGCCATCAGAACGGCGAGAGCGGCACGAGGTAGCTGCCCGAGGTGGGGGCGCCGCCCTCGACGGGGTTCTGGGGCTGGACGGGCCCGCTCTGCGTCGCGGTGGCTGCATTAGTCGACCCGGTGCCGATGGCCCCTGGCGGGAACAGGCTGGCGGTGGTCGCACCCCCGAGCGACTGGTTGCTCACCTGCCCGATCGGCCGGCTGGTGCCGCCCGCGGGCTGCTGGGTCGCGGCCGCAGATCCGGTCTGGCCGGACGACGACAGGGTGGAGGCGGAGGTGAATCTGATCTCCTTGCACCACACGTCGACCGCTATCAGCGTGACCCCGCTCCGGTAGTTGCGCCGGAAGCCGTACCGGATCAGGTTGGCACTGGGGTAGCTCGTCTCCGGCATCACGATCGAGACCAGCTGAAGCGAGGCGCACGCCGGCTCCAGGATGGAGAACAGCTGGAACCTAGTCAGGCCAGACAGCAGCGTGACCTTGGACTCGTACGGCTCCTGCACCTTGTTGTAGCTCTCGAACGCGCCCTGCTCCTGGGGATAATTCGAGACGTCGTACCCGCGGTCGTAGTCCAGCTCGGCGACCGCGTCGGCCAGGAGGACCGGCCCCCCGCCCTGGTCGAATATGCCCCACTGAGGCGGCCCGAATTCCGGCAGGATGCTCGGGGCGTCCGCGGTCAGGAGGAAGATCGGGGGGAGGCCGCTCACCTAAGCCAGACCCGTGTTGGCCGGGGTAACCATCGGCACGTACTGGGCGACCTTGTCCCGCACCGTGTTGGCTATATCCTCGCCCTCCCGAGTCGGGGCGTGGACCGTGATGTCGATGTTGTTGTCCCCATAGTTGTGGGTCGTCGTCGACGTGCCCGACGCGGCGTTCGACCGCTGGATCGCGCTGATCCTCGGCTGAGCTGGCGGCAGGGGTGCCGTTGCCGACGGCTCAACCGGTCCGAGGATCCAGTCGAGCGGGTCGGGCACGTGGTAGCGCCCGGACGGGGCGGCAGGCTGCTGGGGCTGGGGCCGGATCGTCTGCCGCTGCTCCTGGGTCCCGGCGATCAGCCTGCGAGCGGAGCTCAGTCCCCTGGCGTAGTACTCCGGCCCCTGGCCGCTGCTCTCGAACTTGGTGATTGCGGCCACCTGGGCGTCGACGTCCGTGCTCGTCGAGAACCCCGGCATGATCTCGTTCAGGCGCTTGAGGACGTACCGGGTCTGGGCTGCGTCGTCCCCCGGCGCGTTGCCCTCCCGGAGGTAGCGCGGCAGCTCGCCACTCTGATTGAACTGCCAGCGCCCGTAGACAGGGGCCCCACCGGCATTCTGTCGCCACGAGTCGGTCCCGAGGCCGCCCTCGCCCATCGCGGCGGAGAGCAAGACGGCGGTCGCCGACTCGTTGGCTCCTGCGGCGCCCGCCGCCGCTATGATGCCGGGAGCGCCGGTCGCGGACCCGGGCAGGGCCAGGGCGGCGGAGCCCGGCCCTGGCCTCCCACCGAGCCACGACGGGGCAGCCCGCTGCCACAAGTTGCGCGCGTCGCTGGGATCTGGTGCTATCAGCTGGTCCAGCCAGGTGGCGAACCGAGTCAGGGCGTCGGCGAGGCCGCTGAGCATGATGTCGCGCTCCAGCTTCTCCCAGGCGGTAGACAGCTTATTCTCCGCCTCGATCAGGCGCTGGGCCGCGATCTCGTCCGCGCCGCCGGGTGCCCTGGAGCGCTGAGAGGCGATATCACCCGGCAGCCCCGCCCCGGTCGTGCGCAGGCCGTACACCATCTGCCGGCTCAGCCCGAGGGCAGACCCGGCGCTGTACGCCTGGGCCTCGGGGGCGGCGGCTAGGGCGCGTGACAGCTTGGTCGCCATCTGCTCGGGGGTATCGCGAAACGGATCGATCCCGGTGGGACCGATCATCGTCTGGGTCTGGGCCAGCTTCGTGTTGAGGTCGGTGATGAACCCGATGCCGGGCGAGATGCCCCTGGTCGCCTGCCCCTGCATTTCTTGGTACTGGGCGAGCCAATTCTGGGTCTCGGCCTGGGGCACGTTGCCCCTGGCGAACAGCGCCTGGGATATCGCACCGAACTCGTTAATGCCCATGCCGGACGCGGCGGCGCCGATCCCGGTGGTCAGCACCCTGCCCGCGACGTCCCCCACCGCGCGGAGCGACTTGCTCAGGACCTCGTACGCGGCGAAGGCTGCTAGGCCGGCGATGCCGAGCGCCCTCACGCCCACCGTGGCGGCGGACATGCCGCGGGCCACCCTCTCGCCGGTCTCCTCGCCCGCCTCGCCGACCTTCCTCAGGCCCTCCCTGGTCTGGGTGGTCTGGACCACCATCCCTTCGAAGTGGCGGCGCAGGGCGCCGATCGGGTTCTCGACCGCGCGGAAGAAGTCGAGCGCTCCCCGGCCGACCGTGGTCGTCACGGCCCGGCCGCCCCGCTCGGCGGCGGCCTCCATCCGGCGCAGGGTCTGCACCAGCCTGGCCTCGCCCTCCTCAAACTCGGCTGGATCGAGGGTAAGTCTCGTGATTAGCTCATCTATTACGGTCGCCATAGGACATCAAACTTGGTATAATCTCAGGCGAGCCGATCGAATCGAGAGTACCGCAGCGAATGATCGAACAGGACGAGAAGTGGGCAACGCCTACTTCTCGTCCCTGCGCTGCTGCGCCTTCTGCACCGCTCTACGATTGCGGGCGTCGATCTCCAGGATCTCGATCATATCATAGAGATCCTCGACCCCGTAGATCGTGTCCAACTCGTGCAGGGTCGCCATCGCCCTGCCGGACGACGACGAGACTACCGCCGCGATCGTCGGCGAGACGTTGGGGTATTCGACGAGGTCGGCTCCGATATCTCCCTCATCGTCGAGCCCACCGCGATCAGGTGCAGGATCGCGGCGGGCATGAAAAAACCCACGTGGAGGTCCAGCACCTCCGCACGCAGGTGCTGCCGGGTGGCTATCTCGGCGATGTCGTCGTTCACGTCCCCGGCGTCGTGGAGCGGCCTGGTGACCGGCGGCGGTCCCGGGGACGACAAGAAGCTCACGCACCCCATCAGCTCGTCGAGCAGGGGCTCCATCTCCGGGAACTGGAGGTGCCCCAGCAGCCCGGCCATGTACGAGACCTGCTGCATGTTGCCGCGTGCGGTCGCGTACTTCGCCGCGATGCCCGGCGGGATGTCGGCGCGGGCGTGGGCTAGGGCGAGGAACACCCGAGCGGCCCACTTCTCGGCTGGCCGCGCGGGCATCTCCACCAGGAGGAAGCTCTTGCCGTTGTCCCGCTCCCCGGGCAGGTCGGATGGGTGACCCGGTATCGTAACAATCTTGACCTGCCGAGTCCCAAACTGACCGCGGCTCCAGTCTGCGCTGAGCAACGGCTATTCCCTGTCCGGCAGAGGCCGGAGCAGCGGCATCCGACTCTCGATGAACTGGGCTGCGCGGCTGTGGCCGGATGGCGGCACGACGGGTGACAGGTCGGTGGGGGGATCGCCCAGGGGGATGCCCCCCGAGCCCCCGCACTTCGGGCAGATGTAGGGTTCTACTCCGCTGCGCATCAGGCGCATGCCGCGGCAGGTCGGGCAGATCCGAAGGGGCATCTGGGTCTCCATCATGATCTTCTTTTGTAGTCGGGATTGCGTATATTCAATGAGAAGCGAAGAGCAAAGGACGGACTGAGATGATCACGATCTACACCATATTCCTCTGCTGGCAGGGAATCAGCCAGCCCTGCTCGCCGGTCGACGCGGCGCACGTATTCCCGAACGGGGAGCCGACGACGAGCCTGTCGGAGTGCAAGAGGACGGAGATACAGCTGAACCTACCCCGTGCCGAGGCGCTGGTGCGCTCCGGGGGCGTCGAGGGCGCGGGGCCCCACCCGCTCTACCGGTGCATGTCGACGAGGATCCCAGCCTGGACACCGATACGATGATCATCGAGAGCGATGAAGATATAAAGCATTACGGAAGGTGGTCGCGTGAGTGCATCCGAAAAATTAGTCGCGGCTCTTAAAGCCGATGGTAGATTTGTCCCGCTCGACTAGAGAGGAAGGTCACGATGGCAGAGAGAAAATACAGCCTATCAGAGATAGACGCCATGCGCATGGCTCTACAATGCCTTCTCATTCATCCGGGCGTTCCATACCAGCCTGTCGAAAAAACGAAAGAGATTGAGGAGCAACTGCGCACTTATATGATAAACGGGACCGATCCAGAGGAACTTACAAAAGCCGCCGCACGCCGTAGCATCACTCACATCGGGGCCGCACTGATCGCCGGCTGCCCCGGCCCCTGAGGCAGCCAGTTGATCCTCCACTCCCGGTTCTGGAGCACGCGCCTCGCCTCGGCCATGGACGAGACTCGCATCAGTGCCCCGAACTGGCAGGCGTACTTCAGACCCACCGACGGCATCGTGATGATCGCGCTCGCGGGCAGCTTGTCATTCAGCTGGTCCTCCGCACCCAGCCAGTTCTCGAACACCCTGACCGACGGGGACGCCGCGACGAAGCGTATGCTCATCGGCACCTCGCGGGGGCGATACCCCATTACTCCGTACCCGTCGACTCCGACCTGGGTCTCCGCCGCGTCCACCATCTCGGCCACGAACGCGTCGTCGACGCCGAATCCGATCAGGGTCTGGCCCTGGGGATAGACCTGGGCGATGGACAGGCGGAATGTCGCCGTCGCGCTGGTGATCGTATTGAACGCCATGGTATATTCCTGGGATCTAGAGGAGGACTCAACTTGAAGCTAAGACCGATGAGCGAAGCGCGTCGCGACCGGCCGATCCTCGTGTGGCACGACCACGACAGCGACCCGTACTATGAATCCCTCGGCCCACTCGAAGAAGGCCGACTAACCGTCTACGGAGCCCACTGCGAGGGCCTGGGCTACCGGAGGGACAAGGGCTACTTCGTAGCCGTATGGGGCGGAGGAGTGGACGATGACGAGAGCGGCGCGGGCTGGGGTCCGTGGACCCACATACCAGACTGGTGGTTCGAGGACCACTCCGAGTTCGAGAGGCCGCTGGCGCCGGTCGGCTTCGTCGATCTCACGGATCCGGAATTTCCATGACAGGACTCAAGTGCGTCATCATCGGCACCGGCACGCAGGCCGGACTCCTGGCCCACTACGGGGCAAGAGACCTCTCCCCCAACTGGGAGGCAGTCGTGCTCGGTGCCGGGGCGATGTTCCTAGTCGTGCTCGGGGTCTGGCTCCGCGACGGCTGGGTGGTGGAGAGGCGTCCCGCCCCTACTGGATCGTGATCGAAGCGAGGTTGATCGCCTGGATCGACCCGCCGTCGCACCACCACAGCGTGCAGGGAGGGCTGGCACGGATGGCCCGCGTCGCGGCCACCGCCGGCTGGACCTGCAGGTACCACCCGCGCTGGGTCAGCGTCTGGGCTATCTCGACGCCGGCGGCCGTGTTGACCGCCGTCGCCTGAGCGTTACTCAGCGCCACGCCGGCGACTATCGCCCCATAGTTCACGGCAGCCAGGATCGGGTCTAGGCACCACGCCTCGATCGTCGCGTAGCCGGGGTTGGCGTACGGGACGGACGGGGACGAGGTCAGGCCGATCATTATGGCGTTCTGGAGACTCGCGTTCAGCCACACCTGGTCGCAGTACGTGTCGTCCCACACGAATGGTCCTGAGATCAACCCGCGCTGGTACTCGGGGAACCCCTGGGACCGCGTCGTGTAGTCCCCGTAGAAGTTGATCCCGAAGCCGAACGTCCCAATCTGCGGCGCCCCCGCGAGGATCTGCGCGATCGAGCCGTTGGTCACGTCCGGCAGCGCGCCCGAGTACGCCTTGAACGCTGCGGTCTGGCGACCGCCCCGGCGGATGAAGTCCAGGCACGCGGCCCAGCTCATCTCAAACGCCGCCTTCTCCCCTGGCAGGGTAGTGATTGCCGGGTTGGTGTAGATCATCACCGTGCCGCTCAGGGCGGCGTTGTTGATCTGCGCCACCGCGGCCGACGGGCCACCGACCTGGGTGTCGACCACGTTGGTCTCCCACATGCAGTAGCGGTACCCGTTGTTCTGCGCATTGCACCACCACGCGAAGCTCGACGGCTGGTACGTCGCCTTGTCGTAGTCCGTTGGCTCCCACGTGGTCATGAAGCTGACCCAATTCTGGGTCTGCGCGATCACGCTGTTCATGAGCGTCGTCGGGTCCGACGGCCCGCTCCCCGGCGACTGGACCGCACCGGTAGCGGCGGTCAGGAACAGGGACGTCGCCGCCGGGCCGCTGCAGTACGAGACGCTGGAGTTGGGCCCCAAGGTAGAGGAGTGAATGTTGAACGATCCGTGAATCGAGCTGTACGCGCAACCCGGCGCGTACTGGTTGATCGTCTCGGCGGCCTCGGTGGCGACGCTCTGACTCAGCACGTAGGTACCGGCGCCGCCGGTAGTGCCGCTCGACTGGCTCGCGATGTACGTATTGGTCGGGATGCCGGTGGCGATCACCACGTCGCCGAGCTGGATCACCGGCACGGGGGCATAGCAACTCACCGTCTCGGCGGTCTCGGTGGTGGCGGCCTGGCTCAGCACGTAGGTACCGATCCCGCCTGGCTGGCCTCCCCCGGAGTACGACGAGATCGTCGTGCCCGGCGTGATCCCGGTCCCCACCACCACGTCCCCGACCTGGAGGTACCCACCGGCCACCGCGGACACGATCATGCTCGCGCCGGACAGGGACGCCGTGAACGTCGCGTGGAGCGCTCCGTTGGCGGACGCCGTGGCGAATGGTGAGACCGTCATCACGTTGCCGGACAGCGACGCCTGGAACGATCCCTTCTGGATGCCCCTGGTGCCGAGGGTCGCGCCGATGATCTCCGCCGCGTTCGAGAAGGACGTCGCGGCGGCCAAGTTGATCGTCGCGGTGATCGCGGCGGCGCCATCTATCGACACGGTCAGCGGCGCGTTGATCGCCTGGAGCTGCCCGAGCGAGAGCCCGGAGACCTTTCCGCCGCGCAGGTACCCGGGAACCGAATTCAGCGCGTACTGCACTACCAGCAGTCCCGACGGCACCTTGGTAGCGCCGATGGGACCGCCGAAGTAGACCGACCCGAGGCCAGCCTCCTGGCTCGTCGAGCCGAAGAACCCACTCACGTCCTGGGCGTTAGAGAACAGCAGGACCTGGCCCATGGGCGACAGCGGGTAGCCATTCATCCCGAGGTTGGAGTCGACGAGCATTCCCCAGAACTGGAGGGGGCTGCCGCCGGCGACCAGCACGCTCGGAACGACGTTCGCGAGCTGACTGGCGGGAATTGCTGGTATGACATTCGACGGCATTGGCTATTCCCGTATAAAATAGATCTCACGGCACGTAGATGACACCGGCCTCGACCGTGTGGACGTGGACGTGGTCGGCGAACTGCTGCGGCGTCGTGACGATTGGGACCACCTCCAGGTGGGCCTCCATGACCCATCGGTACTCGACCTCTCCCTCGGCGTTCTCGAACGGCATCTGGCCCGCCGTATCGATGTGGAGAGGAGCGACCCAGAACCCGGTAGCCGCGAGGAAGTTGACCGCATACTCGCTGCGAAACAGTGCCTCGATCGTCATGGTGTTATTCATGCTATTCGGACCGTGGACGTCGAGCTGGACGGTCCACTCGCTCTCTACCTGATCCCTCCGCGTGCCGGCGTAGATGGTCTCGCTCGATAGCGTCTGGGAGACCGATACCTGGTAGGTGCCAGTGCTTCCCAGTGCTCCACCTGGAGCCGTGCTGGAGATCTGCTGGACCACGGTCGTGTTCGGCTGGATGAGACCGCTCGGGTAGTTGTAGTCGATCAGCAGCTGCCCGGGAGCCAGGGCTCCGCGCGTCAGGATAGTCACCGTCAGCGTCGTGCCGGACACGGACCCGACGCAGATGTTGTCCTGGAACGTCGTCTCGTTGGTGCCCAACCGATTAGACCGCAGGCTGGACATTACCACGAAGTCGCCCGCAATCGGCTCCGGCACGCGCACGTTGCTGCCCGGCGCCGTGGAGCCGAGCGCGCGCACCACCGTGATCGGGTAGGGCGCGCACACCGCCTGGAGAAACTGCCCGAGAGCCTGGAGGCCCTGGGCCTCGGTCAGTGATATCGTGACGCCTGGCGGACTACCACTCACGGAGGAGTCCCCAGCGCGGCGATCACGAAGTTGACCTTGTGCCTCCCTACGTAGGCCCCGGAGACGAACTCTATGATCAGCGAGCGCATCACCGTCGCGAGACCGGGGACCTCGGACATCAGGGTGTCGCCGCTCCTGAGCGAGATCGTCAGGTTACCGCCGCCGTCGACCGTCCCGCGATCCTGGTTGAGAATGTTCACCGCGCTCACGCCGTTGATCACCGCGTCGGTCTGCGTGTCGACGATCGACAGGGTGACGATAGTGAGGTTGGAGGCAGGGACGCCGTTCTTGTTGATGTCGATGATCTGCCCCGTGTAGACCGGGGTCGACCCCTCCGCGTATGGACCGGACGATATGGTGATTACTGCCGGCATTCCTCAGATCATCCCGTCGCCGATTATCCGGTACACGCTCATCTTGTCGTTGATGATGCCCAGCAGGTGAGGATAGATGAAGATGATGATCGAGTAGAAGTTCGCCGCCGACGCCGCGACGACGGCCCCGATCGGCACGACGCTCAGCTGCCTCACCAGGAACAGGCCGGCGACGGCGGTCGACGAAGCTCCGGCCAGGATAAACGCCGCGGCAGTCTGAGACGTCAGCGTGGCAGCCGCCGTCGCGGACAGCGCCCCGGGGACCTGGACCGCCGGGACGGCGATGAGCGATCCTGCCGACGCAGTCGCCGAGACCCCGCCCAGTGGGATGAACCCTAATTGCCCCACTTGTCCGGCCAGCGCAGTCGACGAGGCCCCGGCCAGGAATGGGGCGCCCGTGCCGACGACGCCGATCTGACCGGCGGAGGCGGCGGTAGCAGCGCTAGGCATCAACGGGGTCGGAGCACCGCCGACGACGCCCGATGAGATAGTCGCGGTGGCACCAGAGAGCGCGAAGGTGTCGCTGGTCGAGAGCGCGCCGGCGCCGCTCGTGACCACGGCGGCAGTCAGTCCAGGTACCGATGGCGAGGCGATGGTGCTGGCCGCCGAGACGGCGGAGGCGCTGCCCAGCGCGACCGACCCGGCCGCGGCTGGCGCGATGCCCCCGGCCGAGGCCGTCGCGGTACCGGCCGGCAGGGCGATCACCTCCGCGATCGCCAGAGTAAGCGGGGTAGCGGTCGCGGACGCTGCCGCACCGACGAGCGTCGGCCCGATCCCCGGCGCCGCACTCGCGGCGGCCGAGGTGGTAGACGCACCCGCGAGGGAGACCATCGCGGTCGGCGACAGCGGCGCAGCCGCGGTAGCTACTGGGGCACCGGAGAGGTAGAGCACCTCCACGATGATCGTGGCCATCGTCGAGGCCGAGGTCGTCGCAGAGGCGCCGACGAGCGATAGGACGGTGCCTGCCACCGGAGTCGCGATGCCTGCCGCCGAGGTGGCGGATGCCCCCGGTAGGGCATTCGCCTCCGCGGTCGTCGGCGCCAGCGTCGATGCCGACGAGGTCACCGGCGCTCCGGTGAGCAGGATCGGCACGGCCGGGGCAGCCAGCAAGATACCGGCCGCCGAGGTAGCCGAGGCGCTGGCGAGGGGCACCGCCTCGGCGGTCGTCGATATCAGGGAGCCCGCGGCGGTGGTCGAGATGGCCCCCGCCGTCACCTTGGTGACGGACGGTCCGAGCGACCCGGCCGACGATGCGGCGGAGGCGGAGGCGAGGACGATGCCAATCGCGGGCGACGGCTGCGCCGCCGAGGAGGTCGCGGCAGCCGACGGCAGGGTCACGCTCGTACCAGCCGAGCTCAGGTTCCCGGCGGACGCGGTCGTCGCGGCGGCTGCTAGTATCAGCGTTGGGGCCGCAACGGTGCCGGCGGCCGATGCGACGGAGGCACCCGCGAGCGCACTCGACTCGGTCTTCGCAAGTGACCCTGCTACCGAGGTAGTAGCAGCACCCGCGAGTGGTACCGTCACCGCGGTCGTAGCAGTCAAGTTACCAGCATTCGCCGAGGTCGCTGCCGCGGCGAGCGGGGCGGACACCGCCGTGCTCGTAGATCCTGCCGAGGTACTGGCCGAGGCCCCCACGAGGGGCACCATGATGAGCGGTGCGGCAACCAGGTTGCCGGCATGGGACGTTGCGGAGGCCCCAGTGAGGTGGAGAACGCCGGTCGCGGCGACGGCGAGGACCCCGGCCGTAGCCGTGGCGGCAGCCGCGAGGGGCGGGAACGCTACGGTGATTCCAGTGGGCTGGAAGTCCGAGCTGAGGTCCGAGCTGAAGTCGTACTTGCCGAATGCCCACGCGGTCGTCGCGACGGCTGCGCCGAGGATGAAGACCACACCGAGTCCGGTCGTGGGGGATTGGGCCGCCGAGGTGGCAACTGCGCCCGGGATGAGCGGGGACACCACTGGGGTGAGGATCCCGGCGGCGGCGGTAGTCGAGGCCGGGGCGAGCGTACCAGCCACGGTCTTCGCGAGTGACCCTGCCGACGAGGTGACGATACCGGTGCTAATTGCCGGGGACACCGAGGCCGTCAGACCGCCGGCGGTGGTCGTTGCGCTGCCAGACGGCAGGGACGTCCCGCCCGTGCCGACCACCATCCCGGCCGCGGTGCCCGCCGCCGACGCGCCTGGTAGTTGGGCAGCAATCGCCGGGAACAACCCGGCCGCGGACGAGGAGACGGCGGCGGCGGCTACCTGGGTCGCGACGGCCGGGGCGAGTACGCCTGCCGCGGAAGTGGAGGTAGCCCCCGTCAGGGCGATGGCGATCGCCTCCCCGGTCGTGGCGGCAGAGGTCGAGACCGAGGCTCCGACTAGTGTGAATGAGATGTTGGAGGACGTCGACACCGACGGCGCAGTAGCCGCCGAGGTGGCGGATGCCCCGGGCAGCACCAGCGAGACCGACGGGGCCATGGTCCCGGCCGAGGTCGCGACGACCGCGCCTGGCGAGGCGACGGACACGGTCTCCGCGAGTGATCCGGCCGCCGAGGTGGTAGTAGCTCCGGAGAGCGCGACGGCCTCGCTGGAGGCGTACGCGAGCGCCCCGGCCGAAGCAGACGACGATGCGCCCGCGAGGGTCAGTGCCTCGGCAGTAGTGACCGGCAGACTACCGGCAGCGGAGGTCGCCGCGGCGCCGGGGAGCGCGACGGCAGCTACTGCCGCGAGCGATCCCCCCGAGGTCGTGGCCACCGCACCGGAAACGCCGACCACCGTCAGGGGAACCGGCAGGAGGTCGGCGATCCGCCGCGGGCTCAGAGGCTGGGCCCCGAGGTTAGCAAGCGGTGGCTGATAATAGAGCCCCATGACTAGGGATTCCCTAGCTTCCCTCGCCGTAGTTGATGCCGCAGGCCCAGTTCGTCAGGCTCGGTGCTGCTGCCGGGAGATAAAGACCAAAGCCGGAGGCGTCCCCGGCAGCCAGCTCGATGATCTCGCGCGGCGTCGGCACCCAGAGGTAGCCGTTCAACACGTTGAAGACGTCGCCGAACATCACGGTCTTCGCACCCGCACCCTCGGCGGAGGCGTTGATGCCGCAGGTCCCGGCGGCGCCCGCCGTGCCGCCGACAATGGTCGAAACAGTGGTATCCGATCGCTTGAGATTTCGCGGCGTGGCGCTGACTAGGGTCGGGAAGGCGGTGACCTGCGTCTCAACCTGGACGCGCTGCTGCGCGCTTACCGCAGAGCCCTGCTGTCCGGCCCACATGCGCAGGATGTTGAGCATCGGCGAAACCGCCGCGTGCGGATTGATGAACACCAGGGTCACTACTGCGTTAACTATGGTCAAACCGTCGCCGCCGACCGAGAACTCTCTCGCCATCGCAAAATCCTCGTCAGATCAAACAAAGGCGCGACCGTTCCAGATCCGCCTACCGTCGCGGCCGTAGATCATCACGCGCCCGCCGCGACAGACGATCTTCGACGCCATCTCGCCGGTGTCTACGTCGTCACGCAGCACGTTCCACTCGAACTGACCGTCGTATGATAGGTACTCGGTGCCCAAGGTCCACATGCCGCCGCGCTCGTCGGTGATCAACAGGGCAGGCGGGACCTCGACGTAAGCCTCGGAGCGGTTCTCGCGCTCGTAGCGCGTCCCGTTGATCGTACCGGTCAAGAGGATGCTGTCCCGAATGGCCATCAATTAGTCCTGGGTTGAATTGCGCCAGAAGCGGCGCCATCTGCGGCCACCGAGTAAACGGAGTTACTGCGGCAGACGCCGCCACCAGATCGAACCCGGCGCCGCCCCAAGTACCAGACGCCGATGCCGGATTTGTGAACACGAGACTGGAGGCGCCCACGGCCCTGGCGCCGACCTCGTTCAAATTGTGCGCATTGGAAGCAAATATAGAAATGAAACCGGTCGGCGATGACCAACCATTATAACTGAACGCTTCTGTTGCAAAGGCCGCAAAGCCCATGTTGCCAACCGCGCTCGTTATCGTGACGGTTGGGCTCGCCGAGGTCGCTGCCGCGGCTGTAAAATGCGCAAATGCGGCAGCATCGCTCGTCTGCAGCACACCGGAAAATGATAAGCCGATTATGTTGATTTCTTCCGGCGCGATGCTGAAACTATAACTGAGAGTTTGGTTGCCCGATGTTGGACTACGTAAGCCCCACCACTCTACCATCCCGAAGTTGTCCGTGGCAGCGCCGCGGCCGATTAGCGCTAGTGACGTGCCGCCCCACGTGACAGTGGTTGGGCCAGACCAGGCTACGCCACTTTCATCTACCGTGACGCAAACGACCAACGCAGAATTGCTGAGGCCGCTTCCTATCGTGAGCCCGGTATAGCTAATCGGCGACGTTGGGCCGACTGCCGAATTAAGGAGTGTTCCTGTGGCGTCTATAGTCACAGACATTCAGTGCTCCACGTGGACCCCGTAGGGATTGCCCTGAAGCACCAAGATGCGGGCTAGTCGCACATCGGTAACACCTCTCGCCGTTCCCAATGGGATGACCGGTGCCGTAGTGCGGAGCTGGGCCAATGTCGTCTTCAAGAACGCGTGCGTTGACGTGCCGCTCTCCGTTTGCTGCCCCGTGGGATAGATGAAACCATTGAGAAGGCCATTCGTATCACCAGATCCGGTATGGTTAAGTGGATTAACCGGAGCGACGTTGGCGAGGTTGAGGTTGTTTGCGCCGGTGCCAGTCCCGCTGATCGTCTCCCGGCCATTGCCCAGCGTTGTTGCGCCATTCTGATTATTGTCCAGTTCCAGTATTGCAGAAGTGCCAGTAAAGTTATTTAATACCACCGATTCCGCGCCTGATGTGTTGGCATAATCAACGATCGCCGCAAGACTCAAGGCACCGCCCGTTCCGCTCTCGTTTGCCGTGTTCGTCGAGGTAGGTCCGCCAGCATCGGTGAATATCTGTCGCGCAGACAGGTGACCATTCGCCGTAATTTGAAAAATATTGGTGTGCCCAAATGCGGCGCCGCTGAATATATTGGTCGATCCGCCCTGCCAGTTACCCCCGGCGGCCAGTGTCCCGCCCTTGGCGCTCAGCCCGACCGGCACCGTGGACACATTGGCGGCAAATTGGGTATCGTGCAGTTCGATGGTCGCATAATCTAGCGAGTCAGAAAACCAATCCGCTGTGGTCGACGAGTCGATCTCCAGCCCCTGCCCCCAGATTGATGCTCCGATCTGGTCCGCACCCTTGATGTCGATGCCCTGGGCGTTGCCGGCGCCGTGGATCTCCAGGTCCCGCACCACCGCCTTGGACGGGCCTGCTAGTTGCAAGAGAGTTCCGCTGGCGCCGCCCGACCAGGTGAGGACCGTGCGACCGATGCCATCGCCGATGATCTGCGCCGCACAATTGGCCGGAACAGTCAGAGTCGACCCAACGCTGTAGCTGCCGGCCTGGATGTGCGCGACCGAGCGAGAGGCCCCCGCACAGGCGGTATTTATCCCACTCTGAATGGCTCCAGCCGTGGAGACTTCGGTAATCGCCCGGCTGTTGTTGGGGGGAGTCCCCGGAAGGGTAGGTGCGATCCCCACGATCGTGCTGTTGCCGCGAAACGAGATCCAGTCGCCGGCATCACCGGAGGAAGCCCCCGATGGCGAGCTGATAGCTGATGCGTCCGAATGGCAGTGGCCGGAGCCCGATATGGTGGTACCACAGCTACCAACGCTGCCGGTAGTATAGGAATTGCCCTGGCTAAATATGTTGCCGGTACTAGTTACGGATATGACCGGTGTTGCTGTGCCCGGACTCTTGAACGTATTGTCGAGCAGAACTAGAGGTCCCCAATTCGCCATGCTGACGGCCGTGTCGCCAGTAGTGGCGACATAATTGCCCTGCATCACGATGTTATCCGGGTTGCCGCCGCCGCCGCCGTTGCGAAACGTCGCCGAACCGGTGGAATAATTCCACGAATACGTGGCTACCTCGGTATTCCCGAAGTCGAGATCGGCAACCGAGGAATTCTGGAAGATGCTCCCGAACACGCTGCCGTTACCGGCCGTCGCACCGCTGACGTTATTAGTCATGCCTCGTGAGAGATTGAGAAACTGGCAATACCAGCACCACACGTCCAAGGCATTACCATTGCCCATGGAGATGCCGTTGACGACGCTCGAAAACGTGTCTCGGAGCATCGAGATCTCGGAACACTGGTTGCCGAGTGCACCGCATTGAAAGCCGATGCTCGTCGTCCGCTTCAATACGAGGTCGCTGTATTCATTAGTATTGTCGGAGTTTCCCGTCGTCCCATCCCACGATTGATCAATCGCTATCGCGGCGCTGGCCGCAGCGTTGGCGCACGTCGAACTATTCGAGCCGTTGAGGGTCAGTCGGCTGATCTTGCTTAATGCCGTACCATTGAGGCGCAACATCGTGCCGCCTGCCGAACCTGCCCAGAATATGCAAGTCGTCGCCGGATCGGCGCCGATCACATTGGCGTAGAGCAGTCCGGTCATATTCAACTGAGAACTGATCTTGTAATTACCGGCCGGAATGAAGCAGGTAGTGGTCGACGAACTCGTGAGGCAGCTCTGCAGCGCCGTCGTGTCGTCCGTGGAGCCGTTCCCCGCCGCACTATAGGTCGTCTTGGCGTTCGCCCAGTTAGAGAATGGGCCTACAAATTCGTCCAATTGCGACGGGACCGAAAATTCACTCATGCCCGGTGCTGGCCCGACTGCCGCGATATTGTACGGCAGTCCCAACGCCTCCAGCATTCCCCGATAAATACTCTGTTGCTGAAAGAACGTGGTCGACTGATATCCCGTCTTCGTCTGACCGCCGCCCACTGCGGCCCATATGTGCCCTCCACCCCAAGTATCGTCATCAATCCCACTCGAAGCTGGCGGGATCCCGGATTCATCGAATACGATCAGCAACAAGGTCGTCGACCAAGCCGAGTTGGCCTTTAGTGGAGCAATCACATTGGTCTGCACCCAACTGTCCATCTGGGACAGGCTTCCCGAATGCCCGTTGTCGTTATTGTTCGGCACCACATACGAGAAGTTAGGCAATGTGCCGGCCGTGAGGTCGTGCGAGAACCCGGCCGTCGAGTCGAAGAACTCGACGACTTTCGCGCCCGCCCCAGACCCACATCCGCTCTGCACAACCTGGAAATAAGCCAATGGATTATGGTGAGCAGTATAATTGCCCGAGTCGCCGCCAAAGTAGCAAGACGAAGGAATGCTTTCGACGTATGCCTTCCACGTCTTGCTGGCCGCATTGAGGTGACTTATTATATTATCTCCCGTGTAGGGGAAGGGTGACGGACCAGTAGGGTTGTCGTTGTCGTTGTTGGTCAGCGCCTGCCCCGTCGTCTGAACGAAATAGTTGCCGATGCTGGGGTGCGTGTTCGCCCAGAAGTTGGTCAGCAAGCCATAAGAGCTTGCAAACGCGGCCATGTTGGGAGTATTGGTGGAATTTATGGCACTGTAGTCGGTATTCTCCTCCATCACAATGACGACGTGCTGGATCAGAGGACTTGAACCCTGCAGGAAGAAGTTCGCTTCCGCAATCGACCACCATCCCCAGAACAGGAACAGGAGAATGGCTGCAAAGGTCGCACGCGCCAATGTCGTGAATCCCCCTAGTGGGCGTTCAGGACGACGGCCCCGAAGACGATCTTTCCGGCTGGATTGACCGCATACGGCACGTAGTCCTTGGCGCTCGCCCCGGTACTCAGGGTCGGCACGGTCGACGGCAGGTAGATCGAGCCGTAGGTACTGATCAGATCGCTGCCGGAGGAACTCTGGATGATCTCCAGCACACCGCTCTGGTTCTGAAAGTTGACCGGGTTGGCCAGCGTGCACGGGCAGGTGGCGTGGGCCAGCGTGATCGAGAAGTTCACCCCCGTGTTGAAGTCAGGGGTGTAGATCGCCCCCGACGGACTCACCGTGGAGAAGTCTCCCACCGCCAGCTTGCGCGCGGAGCAGATCAGATCCTGAAAGTTACTGACCGTGATGCACCCCGGTCCGAAGCCCTGAGCGACGCACGTCTGAAACTCGGACAGTATCTGGCTCAGGGCCTTGTAGTTGGACTGGGCGCAGGAGGATTGTGCGCTAGCCTCAGATCCAGCGGCGAGGCACAGAGCGGAGGCCAGGAGTACTCCGCGCAGTCGCATCAGGCGATCTGGAGCAGCGACGTGCCGGCCGCCTGCGT